GCGGGGGGTTCTGAACTCCAACCTCCTAGGTTGGATAGGTTGAGGCTCTGCCTTTGACCAATGATGGCCTTCGAGGATTTGATTGTCGAATGAACTAGGTTCCTAACTTCGGACACGTCAGCGTGGACGTCCCAAGATCGCTTCAGTAGCCCTAAGGCGAAGCAGTATTTCTTGCGACGAATGAGACGTTTGACGGCACATAAAAGTCGTGCACGTTTGAAGATGTAAGTGTTCCTATCCCAAGCTAGTTGAATCAAACTCTCTTCCTCCTTCGTCTGTTGCTGTAAGGATCGTACCGCGTGAATCCGCTTCTTTAAGTCGGCTTCAACATCACGGAACTTTCTTCGTTTTGGTGGGTCGCGTACTTTACTGTTCGTCTGGTTATGACGAATGGTTTGTATGCGCATCCCCTCCACTAAAGCGTCACTTACAGCGACGGACTTCCCCGGAGCGGGGTTGAGTGTACGGAGAGAAGCTCTTAAGGTTTTCATTTCCTCCTGGTCTTTACCGGTGTCAGGAATGAAAAGCGAAGTGGGGCCGTAGAGGATGTACGAAAGTACCGTCTCTATGGTCGGACGGCCTTGGCCGCCACCACCATCGCTGAATGCCCCAGTGATCTTAGATCGGGGCAGTGTCTTAAGAGCAGCCTTGCGCGCCAGATTTCCCAGGGGTTCGCCCCGCGTGTTACGTAATAGGTTATCTACGACGCATAATTCACTCCGGTTCCATCTAGCTTTTGCTGCAACTGCTTCGCCTAATCGTAGGTATGCTTGGGATCTGGCTTGCCGGTCTGACTGCTTAGTGACGAATCGTTCACAGAACACTCCATGGGTTTCACTCCGGAAACTCTTGGTCTTGTTCGCCAGCAGCCCTAAAAGCTCCAAGTTGCCTTCGTAAAGGTCCGCCATCTCTCTTGTCCACAATCCGATAAGGTCATCGCCGCAAACGGCGAACGACTTTTTCGACGCTCCGGCTCTCCAGGCGCAGAACGAGTTTAAAACGCAGAGCACTGCCCAACCGGGTCCTAGACCCATTAAGGCACCGCAATGCGACTCGAACTGGCTGGAATCGGGCATCGTGACGGCATGGGTATTGATCGTAGCGTCGAGGGCGTCATCCCACCACTCCGGCTTGCCGACGTGGCGTGTGATCTCGTCCAGAACGAACCGCGATAAACCTATGCTGATCGGATCAGTGGCTTTCGAGAGATCCGCTGAGTAAAGAATCGTATTATCGACGTTTGTCGACAGTTCAATCTCGTTGTTGCGCAGAATGTCCTTGGTTACCGCTAGCCCCTTCAATAAGGGTAGTAGGAACTTGGTCATTGCTCGCGCTGCCCATGCAACGGGCGCAGAATGAACTGTTGCGACTCTTACCTTTCCGTCAAAGCCTACTATGGGTAGTAGGCGCGCCTGTCGGTGCTCTCTAGCAACCTTCATGCAGTGACGGAAGTGCTCGGCCTCCGTGCGGATACGAGGAACCTTAAAGAATAACTTCCGCTTC